GCATTCAACGCTCCTAATTAAATAGGGGATTAACCGGAATAGTGTAGCAAGGGCCTTACGGCACCTATACCTGCCAACTTCCGCAAGTCTGGGCCAACATTACTGTTGGAACACCAGTTGCGAACAGTTGGATGGGATAAGATGCCTTCGGCTCCTCAGTACCTATTTCGGCGTAGCTTGACGACCAAATTTCAGTCGCCGAGAACGATTTGCTCACAGTGTACGCATAACTGCGCATAACTGTGAATCTACTTCCACCTTTTGATATCTTCTTCCGCCGGGATTTAAAATCGGCAGTCGGAGTATCGTTCGAACCTCTTAGATCGTGCATAAGCTTCCTGCAAAGGAAAGCCTTACCAGGTCTGGAGATCGGCTTACGTTCAAGCCGTGGGTGGTTCCATAATCCACTGTCATACATCCCTATCGGGAGTGCACCGTGGAGAAAGGCATCAAATTCGATATCAGAACAAGGTCCAATGCAGTCCCTAAACTTCTCAGGGATCCATTTGTCCATCATCGTGATCGTTTTTGATTTCTCTAAACCCCAACGTAAATGGAGGATACGTTTTAGTCGATTTCGATCGACAAAAAGTTCCATCACGTCAGTCGGAGTCTCATCGAGAAACACCGGTCGAACGGGTTTCCCCTCGATCCAGTCAGTTCCACAACTTTCCCGTGTAAACCCAGAAGTAAAGGATTTATCGGTATTTAGTTGAAAACCAGCTGTATTCAAAGCGTGTATGACCTTTTCGTGGACCATCTTGCGGACGATAATATCATCTCCGTAAATGGACATGTCACTTTTAAAGTCACAACTGCCTTGATGCGATCTGATGGCCCCATAAGTTAGGGCCGCAAATATCGCGGATTCGAGAACGAATGTGAACCCATTACCCATGGAGGAAATCTTCTGGTATTCTAAAGATTCCTTACCCAGAACTCCCTTAGGAGAACGGAGACAACATAGATAAGAGTACCACTCAGGGGGTAGTAAAAGTTGACAGACTTTCAGACTTATTGAGTCTGAAGCGCCCGCTAGATCTAACGTGACATAAGATCTGTCAGTCGGATCAATAGAACCCCTGTAAGCCATCCTTTGATTCTTAACTTGAGAGTCGAGATTAATATCCCACCGCTTTAAACGGCGACGAATAAATCCGTCAACACCCAGCTGAAGCATCAAGTTCATTGTAGGCTCAATCGCAATTGAACGCTCAGTTAAAGCATTCTTTGGGACGAAGGTAATTCGATTCCCTTCAACCACCTTAAACACTGATGACCAGAACACCTCTCGATTTAATATACGAGTCCTAGGAATGGAATTCCTAGATCGATACGAGTCTTCGAGATATCCTAACCAACGGTTATCGGTTTCGATAAGAAATCTAGCATACGGGATAGCAGCTTTAGTACACGAATAGGGCCAACCTCTGTATTTCATATAAATTGAGGACTGACCTTTCTCGGTGTCTAGGTTACTACCCGGACCATGGCGCGACCAACGCGTTATTAAGTCTTTTGAGAGACAATTCTCTCCAAGTACTTTACTGAGAAAAGAACGTGCGTACGTGAATACTTGCGCATCCTTTTCGGTTTTGCCCCAAGACAGCGCCATATAACCACCATGGTTATATGCATGACAATCGTCTTCCGCTTTCATGAACTTCTTGATAGCAGTCGATTTCCGATCATCCTTGTCAGTCTCAAAGCGAAACTTTTTCAATAGGGCCGATAGCTGGTACTTAGCACGTAATCTACTAATGTGCTCAGAACCCTCACTGGCGCTTATACTTTTGTTCTGTAAGCCCCAGTCATCCGCTAAAATCAACAAAGCACTGAAATCCCTATCTCTGACAATCTGAGACAGGAGTGCTTGATCATCGTTGCTAAGATGTCCGGCCAAGTCAATCGTAAGAGCCTGTAGCACCTTCCAAGGGTATTCCCTTGGTAGGGCCAACTTTACTATCTTCGTAAAATTTGGCTTCCTACGTCTCCCCTTCTTAGGGGTGAGCCGTTGTGGCTCTTGTTTACCAATGATTTTACATTGCATAAAATCTGATCCTCCATGTTATTTCTGATAAGAATTAAATCTTATTCAGGAAGTTCCTCACAAATCGTAACACCATTATCGTTACCTTTACCGCTTTCGCGATGCCAGTTTTCGTTAGGCGTACCATTTTAGACCATAAGTTGGTCGGTGAGAGGAACCATAACTGTGTCGAAAAGAATCATGGCAGCGAGGCACATCCGCTGTTCCAGCGTCTGTGCAGGTGTCATTCCAACCGGAAAGCTAAAATTCGCTTCCGCCAGGGATGGCGCCACATTTGTCGTAGCCGCATCCACGCCGGCAACCGAGAAATCCTTCGTGACTTTGACAGCTGATTTGGCTGTCCCACGAAAGTTTCCTGAGGCTTTCGGTATGGTACGATACAGGCCCAGCATATTCCGCATGGCCAATGAATGGTCAGTGTGGATATAAACACTTCGGTTGAGATATTCTTCAAACCTAGTGAAAATGCTTTCTACGGTGGCGGTTGTTCCGTCATCATTGTCTGTATTAACGTCTAACGTGATTGTATTGTCTTGCATGGTTAGTTCTCCTACTTCAGCCTATCGTACGTAAGCAGCATTCTTACGAATGTTCTTACCTATGATGGCAAGGTCTAAGAGTTTCAGAGGATCGAGCTTCAGATCAATTGTCGGAAGGATCGAACGACTGTAGTTAGGGATACGATATTTGCGCTTTGTAACCAATGAACGTGTACAGGGGACACAAGAAAAACCTTTGTCCGAAATTGTAGCACCTCCATATGGAATCCGGCTGCCATTCGTACTCATACCCGTGATGTAAGTCTTTTGAGTCTCTATTTCTTCAACAGTGACCCATGAGGCTAACGTGTTGAACCCCATGACGGGAGTCCAAGCGCTAATTGTAGTACCAACATTAGCAAACCAATCTAAGATGAAACTGTAGGGTGTTAAATCCCACATAGTTTCAACCAAGCGATCTAAGCCCATTAACTGAGCATAAGATGGGGCATCAGCTGCTGTTAGTACACCGGCACGAACCTGCACTTTCCTACTCGCCACTTTCATAATATCAATGTGGTACTGTAGAGAATACACAGTTTCGAATAACTCCGAGCTACTTTCAGAGGCATAGACATCTTCTGTCTCGTAACCTCTAAACGTCTGACGTTGAGGGGAGGTACAGCCTTTTTCAATTATGGCCATTAATCCTCTGATCTCGTACGACAACGGTCGTAAGTTATACCGGGCGTTCATGTACACCTCCTGCATCTCCTTCCACGTAATTTCACGTTTAAGTTGACGCAATTGCTTCTTCCTTACGGCTTTAGCAATCCTGGCAGCTTTTGCAAGCAGCCAAGCAAGGCCTTGAACTGTTTGGTTCATCTCCTTTGCTGTAGAAAGGGCAAGCATCTCTTGTGATCCAATGTTGGACCAGGCAGAGTTAATAGCTAAATCCTTTAGACGATCTACATCGATTGGGTCGCCAGGCAGGGGTATTAAGCCTGTATTAGCGACGTTTGACATAGATCTCTCTCCGAACGTACGGATATTGTTTACCGTATAGTATCGTTGAGGAACGCACCCGAAAGAATCCCAACCTGAGTTGAGATCGAACGAAAACGCGGGGATGATATCCTCCGTATACACAGATTCCATAGGGTTATTAATAATACCCCCAGTCTTCTGTATTTTACGGAAATTGGGCGTGACCATGTCGTCCATGACTCTCGATATATTTCCGACTCGCGTCGAGGTAATCGTAGCGCCAAAAGGCGAGATGGCTGGACCCGCCGATGTCGTGCAAGTGCCGTTAGTACCAATGTACTTATACGACTTACAAGTCACCGATTCATCGAGGATTGTTTCCTCTCTGTGTCTACCATAAGATGACATATTTGACCTCCTTGTGAGGTCAAATTGTCAAATCGAAAATTGTATTCACCTCATCAAATACAATCTCCTCCATAATGTAGGACGATTTGTTATGCGATGATCTAGAATCACCCCAAAATGGTTCGAGCGCTTACGAAAGCACCCGAGTCATAACAAACAACAAGCTAGCATAACCAGTGCACCTTACGGTGTTCTCACTTAATGGATAGTCGTTTCCAACTGACACCACTAGGTTTAGTTAGCTATACACAATTCTAAAAGGACGAGAACCATTTTAAAGGTCCATCCAGTACGAAACTGCATATTGTATTGTCTACAAAATGTGGCTAAGCCCTGACAAACAGAGCACCAAA